TTTCTTTCCTTCTTTCTTTCTTTCCTTCTTCTATTGTGGCCGCTTGTTGGCTCACTTGTTGGCCGCTTGTTGTATCACTTGCTGGCCGTTTGCTGGCCGTTTGTTGGTCGGTTTGTTGGCCGCTTTGGTGTTCCACTTGCTGATACTTTGCCCAATTGACAAGGGTTACAAGCGTAAACTTGTTGGCCGCTTTGGTGGCCACATCTCCGCTCGACTTCAGTTTGTCCAGCGTTCGCCGAAGTTTCGCACGGGACCACCCAAGTGTGTCGGACATCCGGTCCATAGATGTGATCATCTGGCCGGGTTCCACGTCGATACCCTTCCACCTTGCCGCCTTCCAGTTTGCCCGCATGAGCAAGTGAATGAGCAGGCGAAGACAGGCATCGTCGTGATACCACTCCCATTCGGGCAGCGACCTGTGAAGGCGAACGTAACCCTCCATGGTTAGTGGCTCTTAGAAAGGCGATTATCCTCCATGCGTTCATACATGGCGCTAAGGTCTTGTGACAACAGGAGAACATCATCCATTCCGAGTTCTATGTGAACAAGCTTTCGATCATCATTATCAAAAACTGAAATCAACAAACTTTGGTCTTGCTCGTTTATTCGCATGTGAGTGTTCCTAAACGACTTCTCTGTGTACTCAACTACTCGTGCCATGGTATTGGTGAAAAAATCGCCCCCCATGTTCACCTTCGCAGGGAGTGCAGCCCTGTTCAGATGCCCATGAGGGGCGGGTAAGTTGGTTCGACTTCATCGCTGCTGCACTCAGCGGCCACCGTTCCCGGCGACCTTGCAAAGATACTACACAAGCCACTTATGACCACACGCCTTGCACACGTAGCCGATGATAGTGGATAGCCAACGCGTCACCACTTGGTCGCTTTTGCAGCATGGGCAGGTCATGCCTCTTCGGTGTCAAGTTCGACCTCTTCCGCATCGAAGTTCAGCATAGGATCACCCTCGCCATCAAAGCGGCTCTTCACTTCCTTGAGGTTGCGGATAGCCTGCTTAAAGTAGCTATCCTTTAGCTCGATGCCGATGGCCTTGCGGCCCATGCTGACGGGGCTGTAAACCTCCGAACCTACACCCATGAACGGGGTCAGGACCGTTTCGCCGGGATTGCTGTAAAGCTCCACGATGCGGTCGATCACGTCAAGCTGCAAAGGGTGAACGTGCTTTTCGTCGTCCTCTTCACGCGCCTCTTTGAACTTCAGCACGTTGTCAATACGGATGTCATCCCATACGCTCGAAGCGTACCGCTGCCAAATGATGTGCGATAGCTTGTTGGTCTTCGGATCCTTGTGATCCTTGTACTTTGCGCGAAGCTGCTCAAAGGTGCCGTACTTGTCCTTCATCATGGGCAGTATAGGCGTAGCCCCTGCGTAGTGCTTTAGCCCTGTCGGGTGCGTTACGGGAACTTCGTTTTCGCCAGCACGCTTGAATATCAGCATATAGTCAGGCATTGCCGTAAAGCATTCCGTGCTATCCTCTACGATCAACTTGTGCATCAGGCTCCGCACCATTGTACGCATCCGCACCTTCAGCGGCTCTTTCCAAATGGTCACCCGGTTACGATACGCGAACCCGTGCTTTTCGTGCAGGCGGATGATCTCGTGCGGGAAGTCCCAAAGCTCCTCCGTCTTGCTGTTCATCACATCCGTGCAATGAACGGCGGTAATGCGCCCCGGCTTTGTGACCCGCGCAATCTGAGCAATCAGGAACTCATATTGCTCCATGAACTGCTCTTTGCTTTCGCAGTTGCTAAAGTCATTTTCCGAGCTGCTGTAATTGTACAGACCTGCGAACGGCGGGCTGTACACGCTTAGGTCAATCGACTTGTCCGGCAGTGTTGGCAGGACGTACATACAATCGCTATTGTAGATAGCGAAGTCATCGGTAATCAGTTGTTGCTTAACCATTGTTCAGGCGTGTTGAGTTTGTTGAAGGAAAGACGGAAGCGTGACGGGCTTGTTGAACTCCTTTACCGAATTGTGGTAATCGGCGTTGATGGATGCGTTGAGCTTGTCAAATAGTTCAGCGGCCTTTTCAGCCTTGGCGATAAGGCTATCCATTACGCGCTGCTGGCCATCGCTGTAAACAAGGTCAACGGTTACCGGGCGCGTTTGGCCAAAGCGCCAAAAGCGGCGGATGGCTTGGTAGTACTGTTCATAGCTGAACGTGGGAAAGAACACCGTATGTGCGCAGTGCTGCCAGTTAAGGCCGAAGGCGGTAATTTTTGGCTTGGTAATTAGCCGCTTGAGTTCGCCCGAACTGAACGCTAATAGAAGCTCCTCTTTGCGTTCGATGTTCATGGACCCTTTGACCTGTCGCGCATCTTTGTCCAACTCTTCCAGTAGATCGCCTTCACCGTTGAAGTTGCACCAGTAGACAGAACTATCGTGGCCATGTACCAGCTCAACAGCCCTTTCGCATCGCTTTGTGGTCGTTAGCTTTTGCTCAGAACGAACCTCCGTTAAGCGCCGTGCAATTTGGTTGAATAGTTGTATCTGACCGTCCACCACAAGGTTCTCTTCGTTCTTTACCGAATGGTGGACAAGGTTCAGCGCTGGCAAGATGTGGCGTTCGTCGCTAAATCCAAGGTCTGACGGCTTGCGCATGGATACGCTCCACGAACTGACCCACTCAAAGAACGCGGTTTCGGCGTGTCCCTTTAGCATCCACTTTGTGCCTATGGCCTGCGGCGAAATGGTGTCTTCGTTGTTGGTAAAGAACTTGCCCAGCATATCCATATAGCCCATGTACCCCAGCGCCTCCGAACTTGTGCCCAGCTCGATAAAGTCGTTAGGGCTTGGCGTGGCCGTGAACAGGAAGCGATATTTCACCCGCTTCATAAAGCTCGTCACCTGCGACTTGATAGCCCCGTCGAAGTTCTTTAGGATGCTGCTTTCGTCAAGTATCACAGCACCAAAGTCATCCGCGCTGAACTTGTCCAGCCGCTCGTAATTGCAGACCACAATCCCAGCATCATGCTTGCCGTCCTTGCTGTATTGGATGTCCGTTATACCAAACTTTTCAGCCTCTTTGATGAACTGAAAAGCCACCGCCAACGGGGTAAGGATCAACACAGGCTTGCCCGTGTGCTTCCTAAAGTTGACCGCAGTGGTTAGTTCGATAAGCGTCTTACCCAACCCCGTATCGAGGAACACGGCGCACCGCCCTTTGCGGATGGCGTATTCACTCACATAGCGTTGGTAATCAAACATCCCGTCCGGGATATACCACGGCTCTATCCCGTGGCTTGACGGCTTGTGCCGCTTGCCGTCTATGAAATCATCGTAGTTCATTCGTTCGTGTTGTTTGTGGGCGCAAGTATAGCACCCGGCTCGTTCACTTCCTAACCTTTTTTCGGATTGGCGTTTGCCCCGCATCGTGGGCATACCACCGTGCGCTCCCCGTTGGCTATCGCCTGCGGTGAAATCGCCACCCTTCTCCCGTCCACCGTTTGCCGTTCATCGGCATACAGGCCGAACCCTTGGCAGCGTTTGCAGTCCTTGCGTGCCTTCCATATCCACGCGGCTACGGTCATCGGTATTGCGTCAATACGTCCATGTATTCGTCGGCTATCTCACGAAGTTCGCCCCGGTGCTTTATCGGTATGGCCCGCGATGCGTTGTGCAGCCTTGACCAATTCTCCACAAGGTTGATATCACAAATGCGGTCGCCAATCATTTCGGCCATAAAGTACCGCGCCTCTTCGCCGTTCACGCCCTCTTCGCGTAGCCTTGCTTTCATGCGTTCAACGAACTCTTTAGCGCGTTCTATGCCCTTGCTGGTAATCTTCCCGTGCCTGCGCTTTCGCAGAAGCCCAAGGTCATCGCGCATGGCAATTACAGCGCCCTCACTTACCCCAAGTTCTGCCATGATTTCAAGGTCGCTCATCGCCTCAACACTCTCACGGACGAACTCGTAATCTAAGCGCGTCACTTGGTCCCGGTTCCTAACGACTGAACTCATACGGCGTATGTGTTAGGTATGCGTTCGCGGCCACCTTCCTACGCTTGCGTTCGTTCGCATCTAACACCCCTTCGCCCGTCCTTTTCCTCCACTCTTCATCATAAGCCACAAACCGCGTAACGTATGCCCCGGCCTTTTTATGGGTCATCATGGCAAGGTTGCCGATATCGCAGTTCATCTTATCGTTGTCAAGGTGGACAATGACACAGCCGCGAAGGATGGGGCCGTTGTGCTGCTCCCACACGTAGCGCGAATATCCGACCCATTTAACAGGCCCGACCTTGATGCGCTTTTCCTTTGGTCTGTTTGGTCCTCTGTGAATGCGTATGGTGCCTATCGGATACGTTCGGCGCGTTGTGAAGGTTCTTTCTTTGAACAGGCCAAGTTGCTGACGAATGTGATATACCCTTTTTTTGTTCCACCGCTTATCACCCGTCAACCTCCGAAGCCCCTGCACGATATCCTTGTCCTCTTTTTTTAGGGCGTGCTTCCTGACGTAATCAATGACCTCGCTGGTGCGCTTTAGCGGGCTGTTTTTCTTTGCACCTACGGCCATTGCTCAGGATTTGGGCGCTCGGTCCCGCCGATCAACCAGCAGGAACTTTCGCGGTGGTTAAAGATGCCCCGTGCCTTGCGCCATACGGCGTTAGCCTTGCGGGTCTGTTCACGGTGCCGGGCGTTCGCATCTTCTTTCCCTTTGAGATACTTGCGCCATTCGGCACGGGCTTCGGTCTCGCGGCGAAGTAGGCGCTTGTGTTCCTCGCGATCTTCGCGTGTCATTAGGCGCGGATTGTCCGTTGGTTCGCCGTCTATTGATAGTTGTGTCATTCGTTCGTTGTTGAAAGTGCATTTACTACGCTGTCCCATGATGTCTTGTCGCACTCCCATCCGCCATCGCCCCACTCTTTAAAATGGTCTTTGATTTCACGGATTATCATGCTTCGCGTTGTCGGTTGTAATTCGGACTTCTTGCGGATAAGGTAGTCGGCAACGTCCGAAACCGCGTAGGTGTGTCGTCCAAGCGCATACCTAAATGCGTAGAACATTATGCTTTCGTGCTCTGTCATTCGTTCGTTGATTTGTTCCCGCAGCGGGGGTCGAACCCGCACCTGTAACATCGGCGTCATAAACCCAGCGTTGTGTATTGCAGGTCACCGCGTTACCGTCTCTACCCTTGGACCATACGGGAGTTGTGTTCTATTCTTCGCGGGCCTTCAGCATGGCATCGGCGAAGTCATATGCAATTTCAGGCACATCTTCTGCCTTGTGTGCCGAAAGGTTTTCGAGCATGAAAGCGATAAGGGACTGCATCGCCTTGGCCGCGAAATAGTCGCGCAGGGTCATTCCGTCTATGCCTTCCGTGCCAGTCCACTTGTCCCAAGCCTGTAGCGTTACTGGAAACGCCGGGCCTCCTGTCTTCTTCGTGTCGCTCATGTTCGTTCGTGTTAGTGGTTTTTGTTCAGTACCTACGCGGGGAGAGGAATGGCCCCAGCGCGGCGTTCATTCGGTGTTCTACCTGTCGCAGCCATGCACAGGCAGCGCCGTAAAGGATGCGGATGGTGTAGGTCATGGCCTATCGTTGTTTTCGGCCTCTTCGATTTGATCCATCGTAACATCCATCCGCACTTTCAAAGTCGGCTGCATGGCACGCAAGTAAGTGAACTCAAGCCTAACAAGGCCGCTATGGGTAACCGCTACTTTGCGGTATCCGTCGCAGTTCTTGAAATGACCGCGAAGGCGGCGAACTTCGCTATCGTACATGATGTTTTTTGCAGCGTTCATGGCGTATTGTTGTTTGTGTGGTTGTTAGGATATGGTCACGACATTGATGTCGTGACCATGCTGAAAGCCGCACAGCGTAAACAGTGCAGCGTTGAACAGCCATTCGTCACGCTCCGCCTGTCCCATGCCTTTCGTAATTTCTAAAGCCTCGGGGCGCATCGCGATGTCTTTCATGCGCTGCGAAAGAACTTCCATTGCTTGCTGATCGGTGTAGGTGGTGGCGTTCATGGCGTGTTGTTGTTCGTTGATGGGTCAAATGTGGGGACAATTTTCGACATACGCAAACCCCGCCCAACTTTGTGACGAACGGTTAGCCCGGTATCATCTCCATCTGCTCCCCCGGCTCCGGCAAATAGATGCCCATTTCGGCCCAATACCGCAGCACCGCGTCAATAGTCATCATGGCCTCTTCCTTGTCCAGCTCCCGCGTAGGCTTGACCACCTGCACGGTATGCCCCTTGACGGTCAGATCCTCCACCGGGTAGCATCCTTGCGCCTTGCACCATTCTTTGACGCGCTCGACCGTCCACCGCTTGCCATCCCCCATCCCTTCGGCGTTCAGCCTGTCGGCAACGATGGTAAACAGGACGTGCAGGTAGTTGCATTGGGCC